ATTTAGTGTATTTAAAATAATATTTAATAAATTTATATAATTTTGCGAGTAATTATAATTTATTTAAAAATAGGTATATTTAATGATATTTTTTATGAAATTTTTAATAATTTTCATAAAAATAGGTGTATATTATGTTAAAAAATAAAACATATACTTGCGAAATTTGTAAAACGAAACCTGATCAATTATCACATCATAAAATGCATTTAATAACACAAAAACATAAAGATAAAAAAGAACTATTTGAATTAAAATTATCAAAATTAACACCAAATTAACTACAAAAATTATATAATACAACAGATATTAATATTATTATTAATGAAAATGAAACAAATAATTTTATATCTATAAAAGATAAAAAATTGATTAATAAAAATTATGATGAAGAGTATATTATTAATAAAGATATGACAGATGAAGATAAACATAAAATGGTAAAAAGTCAAAATGTATCTAATAAAGAAGGTTTGAAAGATAAAATTCATGAAATACATAATTATTTGAGAAATAATGGTGCAGGATATGGTATGAATGCATTAAAAGTATTTAATCTTTTATATGGATTAAAAAAGATTGAAGAAAAACAATTATTAGATAAAGTAAATCTAAAAAGACCAGATTGTGATTTTTCATATTTACTTAAATTAGCAAATGAAAATAAAGATGAAGAAGTAGCCGGATTAATTTTGGGTAGTGTATTAATATCCATATATCACAGTAATATATCTGACTTACTATTTTATGAAATACCAACGAATATAAAAAGTTCAGTATTTACACATTTAATTAAAGAAATAGATAAAATTACTGTCATTGAAAAAACTTGTAATGTTTTATTATCAGGTAAAATCTATGAGTATTTTATCGGTCGTGATCAAACAGCTATTAGTGAACTTGGTGCATATTTTACTGATAGACATATTGTTGATTATATATATGAAAAATTAGATCCTAAAATTAATAATGAGGGTTTAATTGATTCAATGATTGATATGTTTGGTGGATCTGGTGGATTTACAACTGGTTATATTAATTACCTTAATAATAAATATGATAATGTTGATTGGGAAAATAATATTAGTAAAATTTATCATTTTGATATGAATGAAGATGTAATTAAATCTGCTGGATTAGAATTTTTCTGTTTAACAGGAGTTTTACCAAATATGCGAGATAATTTAAAATATAAAAATTCATTCACTGATGAATTTAATGATAAAAAATTTAAATATGTAATTACTAATCCGCCGTATGGTGGTGATAAAGTTTCACAAACAGATACACAAATTAAAAGGAAAAAAATTAAAGATTATATTAATAAAGAATTACTTATATTGACAGATGAATTAATAATTAAAACAAGAATGCGACAACTTAAAAAAATTGAAGAACAAGAAAAACAAGAAAAGATAGATTTAGAAAAAACTAAAGTTTCTGTTAAAATGTGCAGTCAAAGAATAATAAAATATGCTAAAAAATATGATTTAAAAGGAAATGATAAAGAAGCATGTTCATTATTACTAATTATGGATTTAGTAGATATAAATGGAACAGCAATAGGTGTTTTAAAAGAAGGTGTATTTTTCAATAAAACATATAAAGATTTACGCAAATGCCTTGTTGAAAATTTCAATGTAAAAGAGATTATAAGTTTACCTCAGGATCAATTCGAAAATACATCAACTAAAACATCAATCGTAATATTTGATAATACAAAAGAAAAAACATCTATGATAAAATTTTCAGAATTAATTGTTGAAAAATATATTGAAGATAAGTTTGAAGAAATTGCTGATGAAATTGTATTAATTGAAAATAAAGATGATATTAGTGGTATTAGTGATAAATTAATTTCTGAAGCAACTAAAGATGAAATATTAAAAAATCCAATTTGTTCATTAAATGGAAAAGATTATAATAAAAAAGAAATTATTATTGGTAAAGATTATGAATTAAAAAAAATATGTGAATTGTGTGAATTTTTACCAAAAAGTAAAAGAAAAGCTTCAGATGGTAGCGATAAAGGTAAATATAATTTTTATACATCAAGTGATAAAGTTCAAAAATGTGATTTCGTAGATTATGAAGATGAATGTATAATAATTGGATCTGGTGGTTTAGCAAATATTAAAATTGATAAAAAATTTAGTTGTTCGGCAGATAATTTTATAATTTTATCTAAATATAATCATTATATATATAATTTTCTAAAAAGCAATATAAATTTTTTGAGTGATGGTTTTACAGGTTCTACATTAAAACATATTTCTAAAGAATATTTAAAAAATTTAGAAATACCTATTCCAAAATCTGAAGAAAAAATAAAAGAATGGATAGATAAAATATCAAATCCATATAATAAGAAAAATGTAAATGAACAAAAAATCAAAGAATTGGATAATAAGATTAAAAATAGAATTCAAGAGATTTCTAAAAAGGAAGATTGTGAAGAAGTTGAATTAGGAAGTATTTGTGAATTTAAATCTGGTAAATTTAGTACTTGTAATATGAATAATAAAGGACAAATTCCATTTTATAATGCTACTACTAATTCAATTGGATTTCATAGTGATTATTGTTTTGATGATGATAAATATATATTATTAGTTAAATCTGGTAATATAAAAGCAAATGGTTTAGGTAGTGTATTTATAGCATATGGAAAAACAGCATGTGTTAGTGATATTGTGCAAATTAAATCTGAAATAAATATTAATTATTTAAAAGTTGTATTAGAATTAAATAAAAAAATAATTAGACAAACATCAAATAATAGCGTAGGTCTCGGGCATTTAAAAATGACAGATGTAAAGTTAATTAAAATCAAAATTCCTAAAAATAAAAAATTAATACAAAATCTTGAACCATTATTTGAGGAAATAGAAAAGTTAGAATCTGAAGTTAAAGATGCAGAATTAAAATATAAGCAATTCATTAAAGAATTATCTGAAGAAGCAATTCCTACTAATGTACAAGTAAATAAAATAGAAGAAAGAACAGATGATTTAAATAAGAAAGATATTAATGTAGAATCAATTATTAAAAATAAGACATCTAAATTATCGCAAGATAAAATAGAAAAACCTATTATTGAAAATACAATAAAAAAAATCAAAAGTAAAAAAAATATAAGTATAAATTAATTTATTTACAATGTTTAATATTTGCAATGTTAATATTTGGTTTATTCAATTTACTATTTATTAAATTGAATAAAATAAAATAAAACAAGTTAAATTATCTTGTTCATTATACATAAATAATATTAATCTTATTTATTTTCATATTTAATTATCTTATAATGTATGTATAATATTACAATCATTTTTATGAAACTTATCAAAAATTTCATAAAAAATACTGTGTTACCGTATTCATTTTATAAATATTTTTGTGTATATAAAAATAAAATTTAATAAATTTATATAATTTTGCTAGTAATAATTATTTTATTAAAAAATAGGTATATTTAATGATATTTTTTATGAAATTTTTAATAAATTTTATAAAAATGGGTGTATAATAATATTTTAAATTAGCCACAACATAAAATTTAAAATTTTATTAATAATTTTATTCAATATAATATTTATTAAATTGAATAAAACAAATGTGAATATATCAATTAATAAATATTGAGTTTCAAATAAGAAAAATACAATTAAATAAATTAAATATAATCTTAATGTATAAATAAATTTATCTTCTTAATTTATTTATTTTTAATTCATTTAATATGCTTGAAAAATCTTTATAAAAATCAGCTGGATTTTTTGGTAATTCATCAAATAATTCACATAAACTTTTATAATCATCTAATGATTTCACATTTTTATTTATGCAAAATTTAATCCAATTATTTTTATCTTGAATAAAATTTTTAATATCAACACCCATAAAATCATACCAATTCGTCCAAACACCTTTCAATCTAAAATATTCTTCTGGATTTTGAATATACATTTTATGTTTTTCTTTTATTAACATATTATTAGTATAATCTTCTTTGTCTTGAATGTTTAATTCTTTATTTAATAGTCTAATATAATTAAATTCATCTTCTTCTTCTGTGCATTTTGAACATAATGCTTTACTATATCTTAATCTTAATATAATCTTTGTTAATTCATCACCATTTTCAATAAAATGATGATATTTTAATTTGTCTTTTGAATCTTCAATATATTTATCATCAGATTTTTTTAACGAAACAACATTTATTTTTTGTTCGATAGATTCATCAATATTTCTAATTTTAGAAATAATTTTTCTACATTTATCAAATGAATTATTATCAGTAATAAAATTTTCAGTATCGATATACGGAATTATAATATAAGCTTTTTTATCTGGAAAATTATTATCTAATCTATTTGGTCTCAATGCTGATTGAACTATTCTAATATCAGATTCCATGTTTTCACTAAATAAAACACCATTTACACCCGTGAAGATTTAAAATGAGACAAAAATTTTAATATATAAATATTTATATATTAAATGTCAAAACATAAGAGTGAAGATTATAAGTTATCAGCAGTTAAATATTAATAATGAAGTTAGTTTAGATGATGTATGTAAAATTTTTGATTGTTCTAAACAATCATTATATAGATGGATTAAAAGATATGAAGAGTTAGAAGAAATTAAAAGACAAAATAGAAAACCAATATCTTACAAAATAACTAAAGAACAAGTTATATATGCTATACAAAAATTAAAAGAAAATGAACAGATTACTATGGAAGAGTTGCATAAAATAATTAAAAAAAATATAAGGATTTTGATATTACACCTCAACATTTAGGTCAAGTCATAAGAGATAATAATATTACAAGAAAAATAACGAGACACGAACATTATCCAAAAGAAAGATATGGAAAACCTACAGATATAAAAAAAGAATTAAAAGCATTTTATAAGGAAGTTGGAAAATATACATTAGATAAAATAATATGTCTAGATGAAACATCTATACAACCTGCATTATTGCCAGTTTATTCAAAGTGTTCATTAGGTAAAAGATGTGTTGTAAAAACAGATGATAATTATGTATTTAGAAAATTTACTTTATTATGTGCCATATCAAATTCTAAATGTATAGGTGCAAAATTATATAAAGAAGGTGGTATGACTAAAGAAAGATTTGTTGAATTCTTAGAAGCAAATATATTTAATAAATATAAAAATTATTTAATTATTTTAGATAATGCTGGTAGTCATAATAATGAATATGTTAAACAAGCAATTATAAATAGTGGCAATAAATATTTATATTTAATTCCTTATAATCCACAATTAAATCCAATAGAACAATACTTTAATCAAATAAAACATTATTTAAGATTAAAAAAAGTATTGAAATATGATGAATTAGCTATAGAAATTAAAAATGCAATAAAACAAGTTAAAAAAGAAAATTATAAAAATTACTTAGAAAATGCTTATAATAAAGATGCCTATAAAGATTATATTAAAAAAGATTCTACATTAAAAAGAAAACTTAAAAATTATAAAGATTAAATTATAGGGGTGTTCACCTTTGGTTTATTCAATTTAAAAAATTATAAATTGAATAAATTATAGATAATATTTATACCAATATTTATAATACATTTTATAAATATAAAATTAATGAAAAATAGC